AAGGAATGGCTATATCTAGAGCACAACTAGCGAAAGAGCTAGAGCCTGGTCTCAATGCCTTGTTTGGCATGGAATACTCCAGGTATGAAGACCAACACTCAGAAATCTATGCAACTGAATCTTCAGATCGTGCGTTTGAAGAAGAAGTTATGCTGAGTGGTTTTGGAGCTGCACCGACTAAGTCGGAGGGTTCTGCAATTAACTTTGACGATGCACAAGAGGCATATACCGCAAGGTATAACCACGAGACTATAGCGTTGGCTTTTTCAATTACAGAGGAAGCTGTCGAGGACAATCTTTATGATCGTCTTGGAGCACGTTATACGAAAGCACTTGCTCGTTCAATGGCACACACCAAGCAGGTAAAGGCTGCCTCCGTATTAAATAACGGTTTCTCAGCTGGAGCTTTTGCAGGTGGAGACGGTAAGGCATTGCTTGCTACAGACCATCCATTAACAAATGGTGGTACTCTTGCAAACGAGCCTTCAACTTCTGCTGATCTTAATGAAACATCCCTTGAAGATTCTTTAATTAGTATCTCCGGTTTTGTTGATGAGAGAGGTTTAAAGGTTGCACTTCGTGGATTAAAGTTAATTATACCACGTCAGTTGCAATTTGTAGCAGAGCGTCTTATGGCTTCTAACTTACGAACTGCGACATCAGATAATGATACTAATGCAATTCGATCAATGGGTATGTTGCCTAACGGTTACGCCGTTAACGACTACCTAACTGATACGGATGCATTTTTTATTCTTACGGATGCTCCTCGTGGGTTTGTTCATTTTGAAAGAACACCTCTTTCAACAAACATGGAAGCTGACTTTGACACAGGCAATATGAGATATAAAGCTAGAGAGAGATATTCTTTCGGTTTTTCAGATCCTCGTTGTGTGTTTGGGTCACCAGGAGCTTAATTGCTTTAACATAATTTTAAGTGAGGGGCGTTTATTCGCCCCTTTCTTTTTACTTTAAACTGTTGTATAAGAAGTTATTCCCTTGACAGTTGCCAAATGTGACTGACAATAACCTAGACAAGGAGGATTATATGGGTACTTCAACTTTTTCAGGACCGGTCCGGTCTGAAGACGGTCTTAAAACCGTTGCTAAAAATGCAACTACAGGTGTTTTTACCGAACATATTGTAGCTTCAAGTGGTGGTGTTTTAGAGGTTCAAAAAGTAGCAACTTCTGGAAGAGACAATATTGTTGCCGCAGGAACATCTACAGGTGCTAATAACGCAAGTCTTGGCACTGCTGCTACAATTTTTAATGTTACTCCAAACGCACATGGTTCTGGTATCGCTAATGCAGCGATCAATACTTTTGTAAATAAAATAGGTGGTGATATAGTTACAACTATTTTAATTGATTTACATGGTGGTTTAGCATCAGGTGACTCAGCTGACGATGTTATTGGTACAGATGGAGCTGCTGCAAATGCTTATATTGCAGAACTTACAAGTGCTGTAAATGGCATTCCATATAAACTAGAGTTTATATGCTTGGAGGTTCCAACTGGAGGTGATCCAGATATCAACTTAGTTTGTTCTGCAACTGGAACAGATGCTGAAAACGCCGCTGTAACAAGTGGTACAGTTCTGTTTAACAATGGTGACTTAACATTAGGTCTTCATAATGAAATGGACGCAGGATCTACTTTAGCAGCACTAAGTAAAAAGTATCTCTATCTAACTTCTGGAGACGCTACTGAAGCAGCGTATACGGCAGGTAAGATTGTTATTAAAGTACATGGTGCAGCTTTTGATTATGCAAATGGCTAATATTAACAGGAGGGGTTTTGCCCCTCCATTTATATAGGAGATTAATATGGCTGATACAGTTGCAAGTCAAACAATTCTAGACGGTCCTAAAACGGCTGTGATGAAGTTTACAAACATTAGTGATGGTACAGGAGAAAGTGCTGTTACTAAGGTTGATGTTAGTGCGTTAAGTGCAGGGACAGATGGTGCCACTTGCACTGGAGTTTCTATTGAACAAATTTGGTGGCAGTGTCTTGGGATGAAAGTAAGTATTTTCTTTGATGCTACCTCTGACGTTCTAGCTATTCAACTTGGTGAAAATCAAAGTGGACACCATGATTACAGAAGTTTTGGTGGTTTAACGAATAATGCAGGTAGTGGTGTAACTGGAGATGTTCAGTTTACAACTGTAGGACATTCTAGTGCAGATACTTACACCATTATATTGTCTATGCGTAAGAACTATGGCTAGTCGTAAACGGGATAAACAACCGCCTAAGACTAAAAAATATTTTCGCTCTACCAAAAGTGGAGCAGGAATGACAAAAGCTGGTGTTGCAAGGTACAGAAAAGACAATCCTGGTAGTAGATTAAAAACAGCTGTTACTGGTAAAGTCAAACCTGGTAGTAAAGATGCAAAGAGAAGGAAGTCTTTTTGTGCACGATCAGCTGGTCAGATGAAAAAGTTTCCTAAAGCGGCTAAAGATCCAAATAGCCGTTTACGTCAAGCTAGAAGAAGGTGGAAGTGTTAATGTCTAGAGAAATTTTTACAGGTTTAACAGTTGCCTTTGGGTTTGGAGTGATGGCTTGGATTGCAACAACTTTAATTAGTGTTGATAAAAGAACAGAGGTTATGGCGTTTAAGGTAGAAGAAAACCATAGTATGTTAAAACCTTTGTGGGAAGATTTTATAAAGAGGAGTGCTTATTATGACAGTGACGAGAAGCCAAATACCCATGCAAACCTCGAAACCACCCAGTAAAAATAAAGGTCTTAAAGACCTAATCTACTATAAGAAGGGTGGTAAGGTTTCAAAAAAAAGTAAAGGAAGCAAGATTTGTCCTGAAGGCAAGGCTTGGGCAAAAAGAACTTTTGATACATATCCCTCTGCTTATGCAAACTTAGCCGCTTCAAAATATTGTAAAGATCCTAATTATGCAAAAAAATCTAAAGGTGGCAAAAGAAAAGGTAGATAAATGCAAAATCAAAAAAGTAAAAGAAAAATTAAAAAAGTTATAAAAGGTTTAAGTAAAGCATCTAAAACACACGCCGCTCAAGCAAAAACTTTAAAGGGTGTTATAGGGAATGGCAAAACAAAAAGATCCCAAAACAGGAACAGGTAAAAAACCAAAAGGCACTGGAAGAAGATTGTATACGGATGAAAATCCAAAAGATACTGTTGGTATAAAATACGCCACTGTGCAAGACGCAAGAGATACAGTTAAAAAGGTAAGAAAAATAAATAAACCATTTGCTAGAAAAATACAAATACTTACTGTCTTAGAGCAAAGAGCAAAAGTTGCTGGTAAAAATCAACAAGCTAACATTGCAAAGAAAGCAAAACAAGTTTTAAGGAACCAAAGGAAAACGTAATGGGTGAATTAAAAAAATGGTTAGATCAAAAATGGGTGAGGATAGGAACAGATGGTGAAATCAAAGGTGAGTGCGGTACTTCAAAAAATAAAAAACGTCCTGACAGGTGTCTTCCAATGGCTAAAGCCAAATCGCTTTCAAAAGCAGAAAGAGCAAAAACAGCCAAAAAGAAAAAAAGAGAAGGCTCGAAGGGGAAGACCGTCGTTAAAAACACAGAAAAAGCAACGGTAAGAACAGCGTCTCAAGGGGGTAGTATTACCGTTCCTAAAAGAAAATTTAACGGTAAGAATATAAAAGGAACTGCGGTGGCTAGAGGCTGTGGTGTTATTATGTCTGATAGGCGTAAAAGAACAAAAGGAGCGGTAACACAATCATAGATGCCTTATTTACAAAGTAACATTCCATACTTTAAATGTTGGGTCCGACGTGAGTATACTCACAATCATGAGAAATATCATGGTGAGTTTTTACATGCTATGGCAATAGCCGTCACGACTCTTCCAAACAGAAGCCTTGGTTTCCAAGTTATCTTTACTGGAAATGAGGCTGACGGTGAACCTGAAGACACTGTTCATGGTGGTGCCATGTGGGCTAGAATGCCTATCACTGGATTAGTAGGAGATATACCATTAGAAGAGTGGCCTGAACCTATGGAGACACATGATGCACAGCCCTGGGATTGTTCTTCTCATACTCACGCAGTTTACGTTATGGATCGTACTACTCCGTGTCCTTGGTTTGCTAAGATAAATGGTGAGTTTTTTCCCGCAAAATATATGTTTACTGTAGATTATACAGAAAGTGAGATAGCGGATGATCCAGCTCAACATAAACAGTCTCATGTATTAACTCTTTTAAATGCTGGTATTTGGACAGGAAATGTTGTAGCATTGCCCAATAACAGGGTTCGTGTCACACACCCTGCATGGTTTGCGACAGGAGAGGGTGCTCCCGATTTTAGACCTTCGCAGCATACACACTATTCAAAATCTGATTTAGATTATACGTTAGATGTGAATAGAATTTTTGATAACTTGTATAATGATGGAGAGAATGATGAAGGAAGTTGACAAGAAAAAAAATCCTGGTTTAGCTAAATTGCCCAAAGGTGTGCGAAATAAAATGGGTTATAAGAAAAAAGGTGGCATGATTAAATCTAAGGGTATGAAGATGGGTGGCAAGGTTAAACCCAAGGGTATGAAGATGGGCGGCAAGGTTAAACCCAAGGGTATGAAGATGGGTGGTAAAGTAAAGTCTAAAGGATACCGAATGGGTGGCAAGGTTAAGCCCAAGGGTATGAAGAGTGGTGGAGTTATACAAGGAACACCAGCTTCCCAGGTAAAAGGAACAAAGTTTAAAGGTGTGTTCTGATGGCAACATCTAGTTCCAGAGATTTTGAACTTGATGTAGGCGAAATTATAGAGGATGCCTATGAACGATGCGGACTTGAGGTTCGCACCGGATACGATGCTAAAACAGCTAGGCGTTCTTTAAACATTATGTTTTCAGAGTGGGCTAATCGTGGTTTAAATCTTTGGACTGTTAACTCTACCACAGTTACTCTTACCTCTGGAACGGGAACAGTTACCACTGCTAGTGATGTTGTAGATATTTTAGAAATTATTCTTCGCAGAGATGGAACTGATTTTACAGTTCAAAGGATTAGTCGTGGAGAATACACAACTATACCTAATAAAACAACTACAGGAAGACCAAGCCAGTATTACTTTGACAGGCAGATAACACCCGTTATTAATCTTTGGGCTGTTCCAGAAAATTCAACGGATCAAATAATTTATTATTATGTACGAAGAATACAAGATGCAGATGCTTTAGTAAATACAAACGATGTTCCTTTTCGATTTTATCCATGCATGGTAGCTGGATTAGCTTATTATATTGCAATGAAAAGAGCTCCTGAAAGAGTGCAGCTTTTAAAAAGTGTTTATGAAGAAGAGTTTCAAAGAGCCTCTGATGAAGACGAAGGTCGAACCTCCTTAAAGCTACAACCGAGTATAGAATATTTGAGGGTCTGATGGCTTACGCAAGTAACAAAAATGCATTTGGTATTTCAGATAGATCTGGGTTTAGGTATCGCTTAAAAGATATGCGGCAAGAGTGGAATGGATTACTTGTTGGAAAGGACGAGTTTGAGCCTAAACATCCTCAACTTTTTTCTCATAAAAAAATGGCTGACCCTCAAGCATTAAAAAATCCCAGGCCAGAAACAGGATTAGAAGAGCAACGTAACATACAGTATGGGTTCAACCCAGTAGGTTTTAGAGACCCGACAGGATTGTTAGAAAGTAATTTAAAGGCTTCTGGTGTCATTGGATCAGTTACAATCTCTGGTTCTGTAACAACTTCAGAAACAGAATCAACGTCAGAGACAGAAACAGAATCAACGTCAGAAGAATCAAGCTCTACTACAAATGTAAGTGTGACGCTTTCAATGACCAGTATGGCTGGTTCTGTTAGTTCTGTTACCGTTACAGAGCCAACATCCGTTGATACAACTTATACGGTCACGGTAGCATCGTACTATGGATCAAATTACTTTTATATTGATAGTTCCAGGGCACCAACTTTATCTTTAACCGAGGGTAATACATATAGATTTGATCAATCTGATGCGAGTAATTCAACTCACCCATTAAGATTTAGCACCACATCTAACGGCACTCATGGAGGTGGTTCTGAATATACTACAGGTGTAACAACTAATGGAACACCAGGTTCTTCTGGAGCATACACACAAATAACAGTAGCTTCCGGTGCTCCAACACTGTATTACTATTGTACAAATCATAGCGGCATGGGAGGTCAACTAAATACATGAGTTTTACTTATTTACAATTAAAAACTGCCGTTCAAGATTACACGGAAAACGATGAAACAACATTTGTTAACAATATACCATTGTTTATTAGGTTATCAGAAGAAAGAATACTTAAAAATGTTCAACTAAATTTATTTAAAAAAAACGTATCAGGTAATACGACTTCTGGTAACAAATACCTTGCTCTACCTTCGGATTATCTTACGACATTCTCATTAAGTCTTGCTGGGTCTGATGGTGATAAATTTTTTTTGTTAAAGAAAGATCCCAGCTTTATACAGGAATACACTCCAGACTCAACAACAACGGGGTCACCTAAATATTATGCTAATTATGATGTAGACAATTTTATATTAGCTCCTACACCTGATGCTTCGTATACCGCAGAGTTACATTATTTTTACAGGCCAACAAGTTTAACAACGGGTTCTGATTCTGGTACGACATGGTTAAGCGAAAACGCTGAATTAGCTTTGTTGTATGGGTCTTTAATAGAAGCATATGTATTTATGAAAGGAGAACAAGATATTTTAAACATGTATACTCAAAAATTTCAAGAAGCTATTGTTGGTATTAAAATGTTTGGAGAAGCTAAAGAACCTATAGAAGAATACAGGTCGGGTAGACTAGTAAGGGATAGACAATAATGCTTACTGACCCCATAGGATTAACCGTTGGTTCTGTTGGTGTTCAAACCACAAACAATAGAGGTTTTACTCCAGAAGAAACAGCAGAACGATGTGTAAATAAAATCATAGGCATATCAGACAACGCTCACCCTGCAATAAGAGATCAGGCTCGTGCTTATCGTAAAGAAATGGAAAAAATAATTGCAATATATATGAGACAGGCTATTAAAAGTGATAGAACTACTGTA